AGTATGACGCATTACCACGCTAACATACTTAGGGCTATCTATAACGGAGAGAACCTGACGCAGATACACAAAGGAGCTTCCATAGGTTACAAGACGTTAAAAGCGGACTATAAAAAAGCAAAAAAAGAATTTAAGATTATGTATGAGAATAATATTAAGGTAGCTATCGTCACGCAGTCTATAAGTGCGGTGTCATATCATAGGCTAATAGTGCCGCTTGTTAAGATGTCAAAGGACTACGGTATAGAGGTGGTCTGTTTAATGAACGATAAGGACGACTTCTTGCAGAAACTGGACGGTGTAACTCACGTAGTGTATAATCGTAACATATCTGCTCTTATGAAACCCGAAGAGACTATACTTCTATTAAAGGCAAAAGGCATAAAAGTAATATGCGATATAGACGACTATTGGATATTGCCTAAAGGACATCCAGTAAAGCACTATTACTCTAAGAGCAAGATGGACAAGTGTATTGTCTCAAATATAAGACACGCAGACCAAATATGGACTACTACGAAGGTATTAGCTGAGAAGATACTGCCGTATAACACAAACGTAGAGGTAGTAAAGAACGCCATAGACCCACTTGAGAAGCAGTTTGCATACGAAAGCCTAAGCATAGACTTTGACACCTTCTTTTACTCAGGCGGCAACTCACACCTTAAAGACTTAAAGCTATTAGGCGAGGCGTTCAATGAAGAGGAGCTATATGTAAAGACTCCTAAGCTACCTAAGCGAATGAAAGGTATAATGCAACAGATAAGCGGAGTAACTGAATACGCTAAGGATTATGAGGACTGCGGTATATGTTTAATCCCTTTACAAGATAATGTATTCAATAGCTGCAAATCAGAGTTGAAACTTATCGAGGCTGGACACTTTGCGAAGCCCGTTATGGTAAGTGCGGTAATGCCGTATAATTTGCTCTCAACCACAAAAAACAGTTTAAAAGTATATAATAATAACTGGGCTGCTGCTATTAAGAAGATAAAAGGTGACCATAATATGCAAGTAGACTTAGGACTAAAGCTAAAAGAGGACGTAAGTATGAAGTACAACATAGTTAAGGAGAATGCGAAGAGGTTGCAAACGCTATGACAGACGAGTTAAGAGACAATATAATTACCATAGTAAAGCAAGATGGCGGTAAGCTAAATACTGACCTACATCCTGAGTTTGTAAAGCTATGCCAACAAGAATTTAACTACCGACCTGATACTGGCTGCGGTAAGTGCATATATAAACACGTATTAAAACTATATTTTAAATACCTACAATGAACATAAAAGATATTAAGAGCAATCCAAATAATCCTCGTATAATTAAAGACGAGAAATTTGCCAAACTAAAGAAGTCTATACAAGAGTTCCCTAAAATGATGGAGCTTAGACCTATGGTAGTTAATTCGGAGAATATAGTCTTAGGTGGTAATATGCGTCTAAAGGCTTTAAAAGAGTTAGGGTATAAGGATATACCAGATAACTGGATAAAGCGAACAGACGAGCTTACAGAGGACGAGACGAGGCGATTTATCATTGCTGACAATGTAGGGTTTGGAGAACACGACTGGGAGATGCTGGCTAATGAGTGGGATACTGAGGAGTTAGCGGACTGGGGTTTAGAGGGTTTCCCTTTTGATTTGGGAGAAGATGAGCAAGAGCCTAAAGAGGACAAGCAGATAGAAATTTGTGATAAATGCGGTAAAGAGATATGAAAACAAATTATTTATACAATGAGAACTGCCTTGACACAATGGCAAGAATGAAAGATAACTATATTGATTTAACAGTAACATCTCCTCCTTATGATAATTTAAGAATGTATAAAGGTTTTACTATGGATTGGCGAAAAACCATAAATGAATTATACAGAGTTACTAAACAAGGCGGTGTAGTTGTTTGGGTGGTTGGAGATTCTACTCAAAAAGGAAGTGAAACAGGTACGAGTTTTAGACAAGCATTATTTGCTAAGGAATGTGGCTTTAATTTGCACGATACTATGATATACCAAAAAAGCACACCACCGTTAACACATAATAGGTACGAACAAAATTTTGAGTATATGTTCGTTTGGAGTAAAGGAAAACTAAGTACTTTTAATGGATTAAGAGAGCCAAGAGAATACAAAGATACTCGAAAAAACAAAGCATTTGGAAGGAATAAAGACAATAGTGTTGACTTTGGATATTCTACGCAAAAAGAAACAAGATTAAAACGTAATGTCTGGAAATACTTTGCGGGTGGTGGTGCAAATGATAAAATAGCAAGTAAACACCCTGCCGTGTTCCCTGAGCAATTAGCAAAAGACCATATAATTAGTTGGAGTAATGAAGGGGATATTGTTTACGACCCGTTTATGGGTAGCGGTACAACAGCTAAGATGGCTATACTCAATAATAGAAACTATATAGGAAGTGAGATGTCAGAAGAATACTGCGAAATAATAAAAGAGAGAATAAATATATGAGTACAAGAAATGACACACAAAAGGCAGCAATGATAGAGGCTTTAGAGAAATCTTTGGGCATTGTTACCTCTGCTTGTAAATCAGTAGGAATAAGTAGGAATACTCACTATACTTGGCTAAAACAAGACGACATCTACAAGGAGGCAGTAGAGGATATAGAAAATATAGCTTTAGACTTTGCAGAGAGCCAGCTTCATAAGCAGATTAAAGAGGGCAATACATCAGGAACTATATTTTACCTAAAGACCAAAGGCAAAAAGAGAGGGTACATAGAGCGTACTGAGGTACACCAAGAGACTAACTACAAGAGCTTAGATATTAATATAATTGATACGGGCGTGCCGTTTGCCAATAGCGAAAAAGATATAGTTGAATGATACAATTATTTAAAGGCGATTGCTTGGGGGTTATGAAGCAAATCGAAAGCGGCTCAGTAGATGCAATAATAACAGACCCGCCATACGGAACAACTGCTTGTAAATGGGATAGTGTAATTGACTTTAATTTAATGTGGGAGCAGTTGAATAGAATTATAAAACCTAACGGTGCAATAGTATTATTTGGAAGTGAGCCTTTTAGTAGTGCTTTACGGATGAGTAATATAAAGAATTATAAATACGATTGGATTTGGTATAAAAATTTAAGGACTGGCTTTGCAAATGCTAAATATATGCCTATGAAATCATTTGAAAATATAATTATATTTGCAGATGGAAAAACAAAATACAACCCTCAAAAAGTAAAAAGAACTACAAAAAAAAGCTCAACAAAAGAAACTAATTTTGGAGATGTTTACGGTAATTTAAAAAATAATAATAAACCTAATAATCAAACAGATTTTGTTAATCCTCATAATGTAATAGATTTCATAAAATCAATACACGGAAATCAAGAAAGACATCACCCAACACAAAAACCTATTTCTTTGATGGAATATTTAATAAAAACTTACACAAACGAAAACGAAACTGTTTTAGATTTTACAATGGGAAGCGGAAGCACTGGAGTGGCTGCAAAGAATACAAATCGTAATTTTATAGGAATTGAAATGGACGAAAACTATTTTGACATAGCACAGCAAAGAATCAAAGCACTTGATTAATACCTCTGCTCTATATCGCCAAAATTTTGAATGCACTGCGGATGTCGTAGTCAATCAGGGAGGTACATCTTCGGGAAAGACCTATGCTATTTTGCAAGTGCTATTTAGTAAGGCGATAGCTGAGACTTGTACGATAACGGTAGTAGGGCAAGATATACCTAATTTGAAGGTAGGAGCGTTAAGGGATGCAATAGACATACATAACGCAGACGAGGCGATTAAGCAGCAAGTGACCTTCTACAATAGGTCAGATAGGGTATTCACTTTTAAGAACGGCTCTATAATCGAGTTTAATAGCTACGATAACGACCAAGACGCTAAGAGTGGTAAGAGAGACTATCTATTCATCAATGAGGCAAACGGCATACCTCACAACATATACGAGCAGTTGAGCCTTAGAACTCGTAAGCAAGTGTACATAGACTACAACCCTGATGCGTCATTTTGGGTACACGACAAGCTAATACCGCTACCAAGCACTCACTTAATAATATCAGACCATAGGCATAACCCTTTTCTAAGCGATAAGATAAGGGAGAAAATAGAGGCTTTAAAGAATAACGATATAGACTTATGGAAGGTCTACGCAAGGGGAAGGACTGGGAGAATAGAAGGGCTTGTATTGCGTAAGTGGTTTGTAACTAATGAGGACTTTGCAGATAAGAAGCTAATAGGTTATGGAATGGATTTTGGTTTCTCAAATGACCCGAGTACGCTAATAGAGGTCAGGATGCAAGATGGCGAGCTATGGGTCAAAGAGCTTATCTACGACACCGCAATGACTAATACTGATATAAGTAATAGGATGGAAACTTTAAACGTCTCTAAAGGCTCGCTAATAGTGGCAGATAGTTCAGAGCCTAAAAGCATAGAAGAGCTAAGGCGTATGAGGTGGACAGTAGACGGAGTAAAGAAGGGCAGCGATAGTATAATGTTTGGAATAAACCTACTAAAAGGTTATAAAATAAACGTACATTCGAGCAGTAAAAACTTAATAAAAGAGCTGGAACAATATAAGTGGAAGGTAGATAGGTCAGGTAAGAGCTTAAACGTACCTATTGACAACTATAACCACGCTATTGACGCTCTAAGATATTTAATAATGCACAAATTTAGTAAGAAAGGATATGGGAAATACAAAGTTGTTTAGTCTGTCAGTAGGGCAGTATCAAATGTTAAATGCAATAGACGAGAAACTGTCTATAATTGAGCAGAACATCTACGCAGTATCTATAATAAACGATATAACGTACGAGGAAGCCAGTAAAATAAAACTAAAAAAGTTTAGTTTAATGGTAGACGATTTAAGCAAGTTAAATATTCGAATGCTTGAAAGGTTAAAGATAGATAATACAATTTTATTAAATGGCTCTAAATATCACTTAGAGCATAAGCCTGAAAAGCTAACAAGCGGTCAGCTATTGGATGTCATAAACATACGTAGTAAGCACCAAGGAGAGGGCGTACAAGTTATGGACTTGCTACTTGCTGCAATGGCTATACCTAAAGGCAAGATGTACGGAGACGATGGGCTGAATTTAAACGAAAGAGCCGCATTGATAAGAGGTGCTAAATTGTCGGAGGTTTGGAATATCTTTGTTTTTTTTTGGAATCTCTGGAACGGCTACTTGGACGATACGGAGGACTCTTTAACAAAATGGATGGAGAAGTCAACGAAGATGGTTCAGGAGATTTTGGACGAAGATGGGGGCTATTCAGCATAATTGAGTCAATGGCAGACCTACACAATATAAGCATAAACGATACTACTAAATTAGGAGCTATTGAGTTCTTGAATTGGTGGGCGTATATGGTCGAGAAAGTAGACAAAGAAAAGAATGAGCAATAAACAAAACAAGCTATACAGAGGGCTAACTATATACTGGCAGAAAACAGTAGACGAACTGGTAAAATCTCTTTATGAGGTTGGTAGAGTAGCAAGCGGAAAAACCGCACAAAACATAGGAGCGTTTAATAAAACGCCAGTTCAAATAACTTCAAACGGTTATAAGATTACTATCAGTATGCCCGAATACTACGATTTTATGGATAAAGGGGTGAACGGTTTAAAAAGTTCCTATGCTACAAAATATGCTTATAAAAACAAAATGCCTCCTATAAAGGCGATACGTAAATTTATGCTTAACAGAGGTATAGACAAGCCAAGAGGGAGCAATACCAAAGCTGGCAAGAGTAGAGATACCGAAGCAATTTTAAACGGTATAGCCTTCGCAATAGCAAGAAGTATTTACGAGAAAGGCATAAAACCTACACACTTCTACACTAAGGTAATAAACGATAAGAAACTGCAAGATTTTGAAAGGCGATTGATTGATTTTTACAGAGCCAATATTATTGATATAATAGAAATAAAATAAATATTTCTTGTTGTGTATTAAAATTTAATACTATATTTGCATCATGATACAAACAAAAACAACACAAACACCGAAATTTTACGTACTAAAAGAGCAAGGATTTGACACAATCAAGCACTTTGTTGAGCCTTTAGAGTCAGAGATGAGAAATGCTTTAAACTCTATGAAATGGGGAATGACAAAAGGTATTGTAAGCCTTATAAAAGAAACAAGAACTTCTACTTTATATTGGGAACTTTAAAATAACATCATGATACAAACAAAAATAAAAATAACTGCCACGCCAAACTATTCAAAACGTACCTTCACTATTAGGTGTTACGCTGACAATGTTATTTACGCAAAGTATAGAACCACCGTAATGGACCAAGAAGAATTTGACGGTGAAGAGTGGAATACTCAAAACGATTGGGAACAATTTCTAAGATATGGCGATTATTCTGTAATAAAATAAGTATGCAAGAAACAAACAAAGTACCGCCTATCCTGATGCTATACCTAAAGACCTTAGATATACTTTCGACTATGGACGAGATAGACTTTCCTGAGAACGGTTTTAAGAAGTCTGTAAGAACTATTAACGCTATGGCTAAGGAGAATAGCGAGACGTTGGATAAGATGATGCCTGACGCTTTAGAAAGACTTGTACATAATTATAACGTAGTACAGAATATAGTAGATATTAAGCTACTCGAAACTCCGTTAGGCAATCTTAAAATAAGCGAGGTATGACAGAGAAGCAAATAAACAAATTAATCGTTCAGTCGAAAAATAGGTTTGATACCTACCAGCTTACATACGCAAAGACTAAGCTAATACTGACGCACCGAAAGCTAATCAAGGAGTTTGATATACTAAAGCATCTTCACGAGATTAAAGCCGTAATACTGGGCAATTAAAAATAAATTAAATATTTCTTGCTTGGTATTAAAAGTTTATACTATATTTGTGGTAACATAAACGGAAAAAACAATGACACTTACAAACACATTAGAGCTTACAAGAACACAAGAAGATAGCATTTTATCAGTAATGCAAGATTGGTTTGAGCAAACAGTTACATCGGATTTTTGGCACTTTTCATTTGAAGGTTCAAGATTAGATTTTAAAACTATGCAGCATCAAGTTGTGTGTGAGACACATTCAGATAAAGGTTCTTTTTTTGTAACGATGCTTATTAGTGACAAAAAGAAAGGTTTAAAAAGAACTTTAAAAACTTTAGACTTACATTAATACAATGTAATATCCAAAGAAGCAGTTAATATAAATAAATCTTAAACCATAAAAATTAAGCCTCTTAGGAATGGGAGGCTTTTTTTACGTTAAATTTTTAAGGGTACTTTTGTATATATAAATAAGATGGCGATAACAATACAAGACCAACCTGAAATAGCTTACGTATATCCAGCGTATGCACCGATAGAGTATTTAGTTAGTTCTACCAATACTGCACAAAGCGGATTTAAGATTATATGCAAAGTATATTACGGAGCTGCACTTGTAAGCACTCAGCAGATAAATATACGACCTTCAAGCACTCAAGCTATCCTAAGTATTCAAGATGTAGTGAAGTCTTTTGTAACGTCTCAATACTCGCTATTAGATGGAGACTCGGTAGGCATACAGAACTCGGAGTTAAGTGGCTTTAATGTAACCTTCCAAGAGTACTACGATGGAGCTTTACAAGGAGTAGAAGTTATATCAAACTTTGTCTATGTATCTAACGCTTCTCCTACTTACATTCAGTTTGCTTCTAATGACTGGCAAGAGTATCAACTATCCAATGCCGAGCAGCAGAAACTATTACTAAGCAATTTTGACAATAACAAGATACAAGATAGCTATTTTTTTTCTACGTTTAGCAGTAACGATAACTGGTTAAAAATTAAGGATGACCAAAAGTTACAGATACA